TTAACTCATCGTTTGAGTAGTCATAATTTAGGCGTAAACAGCCTGTTACTTCGTTAAATAAATAATCTGTAATTGTATCGCCGTCAACAGTGACAGCAACAGATGATGCGGTAATTCTAGGGGAGTAAAAACGATTTTTAATTGTTTCTGCAATGTATTTACTGCGCCAAACCTGAGGCCGTAATACGTTTTTAGTGTATGACTCAACCTCACGGCGGCATGACGTAATCAAAGAGCTAATCAAGCTATCTTCATCGCTGTTTTCAACTTTAGCCCACGCCTTAACATCACTTGTGGTTAATGGCTCGCTACCTGACTCTGACAACAATAACGACATATTGATAAGACCTTTAAAAAAGGCGGTCATTACAACCGCCTTTAGTGTTACATGGTTTAGTTGTTAAGGATTAACATCACCTTGCAAACGTAAACCAAACTTGATAGCAATAGCACCGACTGACAATGTACTAGCGGCTGCTGTTACGGCTGTCGCTTTAACATAGCGTTTTGCGCCAATATAACCAATTTTAGAAACACCCGCCGCGCTTAACGCCGCGCTTGCTTCGGTATTGGTTAAATCAGCATCGGCAACGGCTGTAAACGCGCTGTTATCGTCCGACTCTTCAATTAAGGGAGTCACGCTGCCATCGGTATAAGCACCGACTTGGAAAATAAACTCTAAACCATCGCTACCTTGGCGGTCGATAGCAGTACCAGCAACATCTTCACCATCTGCAACCGCAGTTAAAGCGATTGCGGTAGAGATGCTGATTTGATTGTGTAAATCTTTAGTAACGCTCATTTAAGCACCCCTTACGCTTTAAATTCGATGAAACGGACGGCTTCGGAGTTCACAACATCGCCGCCTGTGCGTTTTGTGAAATACCATTTAACCTTACCTGGTGTAGTTACGTTGTCACGAATGACTAAGATACCACGGCGGTCAACAATTTGATAAGCCTGATTTAAGTTACCTACAAAAATTGATAGCGAATCGTTAGCGACATCGGCCATGTGGTCAAATGACGGGTCAACAGGGATACCACAAATAGAGCCGAAAGGCGTTTGTGTTAAGTTCCAACTTTGCTGCCAGATATAATCACCCTCACTGTTTTTTAACTTCATTGCAGCGGCAAAGGTAAAGCGATTCATGCCAAAAATTGCGCCGTTGCGATAGGCTGCGCGTAAAGATGCACTTGCATCAATAAACACATCACCACCGTTTGGATTAGTAGCAAAAGCACCGTTTGCGCCAGTTTTAAACTTTTGTACTGTACCCCATGCGCGGGTATTGTCGCCTGTGTACGCTGTTGCAACGGTCATTAGGCCGCGTGGTTGTAAAACACCATCGCCTAACAAGAATCCGTAAGCCTCACCTTCACTAAATCCCATCGTTGCATCATCTACAATCATCGCTTCGATGTCGTAGTCTGCATCTTCCAACATTTGAGTTGTTGCGGATGGTTTTGCTACTAAGTCTTTAACATCAATTTGCCATGCGCCAAACTTTTTAGTTGTTGAATCATCTACAGTCGCGCCTTGATAACCCCATGAATAGCCATTACGACCATTGTTGACAATACCTGTTACAGTGCTTTTGCCTGTGGTTTTGACATTGGCATAACGGCGAATCGGGGAATTGTCGCGGATACGTTGAACGATACGACCACTCATGTCGGCAGATGTTAAATAACCGCCGTCAGGATTAGTTAAAGTGTTTAATGCTTTAACTTCTGCATCGTTTAACGCCATGCCTTGCATAGTTTTAAACAAAGCAGACTTAGCTGTTTTTTGCTCAATGGTTAATGCGTCAGGTTGGCTTTGCTCGGCTTGTGCCAATTGTGCTTTTTTAACTTCTTGAATGGATTGCACTAAACCCGCGATATCTTGTTCAATACGCGCTGTTTTTTCGGCGGTATCAGCAGATGTTTGGCCAAACTTTTTAACTTCTTGAAGTTGTGACTCAAAGTTGGTGCGGTTTTCTTGTACGGCTTTTTGTACGCCGTCAATTAAAATCTTGAGTTCATCACTCATGGTTACTTACCTCTTAACGTTTGTTGAAGTTTCACTAATGAAGCTGTGATTTCGTCTTCGTTATCCATCACATCACGCGACTTCTTAACAATAGATAAAAACGTTTTAGCTTCAGAGCGTGACATCATACAAGCATCTCGCAGGTAGTTTTCACAATCTCTCAATGTTGTCAGTTTAGCACTTTTTATATCATTTACAATAGCGTTTGTATTCATGGCAAAAGTAACAAAGCTAAATTCGTGTACAGTTAGTTTTTTAATCACTCGCACGTTGTTTTCAAAACTAAAATCATCAACAGTAAAACCAATGCTTAACCCATCAATCGCATTGTTTTTAATCAGTGTACGCGCATCTCTTGCTCGCTCAATATCAAGCAATAATTCGCCCTCGACTAACAAACCGTTATCATCCTCGCTCATAGATAATGTTTTGCCAATGGGATTGTCCCAGCTATGCTGCCATAACACGCGAATCTTAGACGGGTCTGTTTTGGCCAATGACTCGGTAAACGCACCTTTTAAAATGATGTCGTTACCCCTGTCAATGTTGCCAGTAGACGCGGCATAGCCTTTAAAAAGACCCTCTTTTTCTTCACTAAAATCTTTATCGACTAAGGCCATTGCCTTTGTGTATTGTAATCTCATTTTATTGCCCCCTTAGACAACATGATAGCCGAGTACACATCGGCAATTGATAGAGTTAGCCGCGCTGCATTCAGGTGCGCTAGGATAACGCACCATTTGCCCACCGACTTTAAACTTTTGTCCCATTGGTACGCGCTGCCCGTCTGATGATTGATGCGCGTCCCTAACACGGCTGTCGTTTGTTGCAATCCATTCGACTTCAACCATGAGGCCGCTATCGTTTGCCGCCTGTTCTGCTCGCATAAATTGCGCTGTGTTTGTTGCTTTGTGAGTCTCAGTTCGTGCAATGGTCATTGAGCGGGTTAATGATGAATTATTAATGTTTTTGGTGATGTTAGCGGCTATATCATCAGGTTCTAAAAACGCAATACGTTTAGGCGGTTTAGTGCTTCTTGTGCGCCCTGTGGTTATGTCCAAAACCGTCTCAGTCTGTATTGCTGTTGCTGCTACATTTTGCTCCATGCTTGCCGCGATGACAGCCATTGCACTAGCGACTGTCGTTTGTGCAATGTTTTGAGCAGTTATGGCCATGTTTGCAAGTAGCGTGTTATAAATCTGCTCTTCAATGTTAGATTCAAACGTGACTTTTTTAATCTCAATAAAGCCCATCTTTTTAGTTAGACTTATTGCTTGTTTATTCAAACCTGACAGGATTTTTAACATCCTTTCGCCGTGTTCAATTTGAGCATCACTAAAATCAGTAACACCCTCTTTATACAATGCTGCTATAGCGCGTCCTGCTCGTTTAATCTCAGCACTAATCGCCTTGTAATAAGCCAACATAATACGGTCTTGCATCATCAAAACCATTCTAGCGTAACGTTGTTTGCTAAGTTTGGCTTTATCCATCGCTAAAGGCTCGGAGGCGTTAGGCTAGGTATATCAGCCCCCGCCATGTCTAAAGGGATTAAACCACTATTGACCAATAGCACATCGCCACCCTCAACCGATTCATACCCCATCGCCATACGCTTCTCATTAGTGCTAATTGATTGTAACGTGTCTAGTGTTTTGTTACGCTCGGCGCGTCTTGGCTCTAATGCTGCTACCGCGTCAATATCAACACATAATCGGTCTGTCGGTTTTAATCCTGCTCGCCACCCTAGCCACCGATTAAGCGATGATAGAAACGAGTTAAAAAGAGGGATTGCGCTATCTTCATAAAAAGAAGCTCGTGCCTGTTCGTAGTTAGCATAAGTTTGGCTGCCTTGTATGCCTAACAGTTGAGCGGGTACGTCTAACGCCTCACAAATATCTAATTTGCTTGATGTTTTACCACCTAAAAACTCAGCATCTCGCAAGTTAAAACTAAACGGCTGCCAGTTAAGTCCACCCTCTAACATTAAAGGCTTGCTGTTGTTTTCGCTGCCCATGTATGTATCGTTAATTTGCGCCTTTAATCGTTCAAAACTATCTTCTGTTAAGTTTTGCTCGGTAGTCAATGCGCCGCTCGGCTGCATACCGTTTTTGAGCAATGCGTAATTCGTTTTAGAGTATTCATTTAGTTGGTCAATGGCATATGCGGCAGGTGCTAACGGACTCGAACCGCGATGCCGACATAACGGGTCGTATGCTTTCCAAAGTAGCAGATTAGTTGGATATATTTGCATTGATTTAGCTGTCGTGTCACTTGCGCTGTACTGCCATAACGCCACCTTGCCCATGCTCTCGCTAGACATCATCGGTGTAAGCCAATCGGGACGCAAAATCCATAGCTCGCTTGGTAGTCTTGACGGGATAACCGCATCACCGTAAATCGGAGCTTCACCACCGCACAAATAATAAATGACTGCTTGTTCACAAAATTCAAACCATGACTGCTGCTCGTTTGGATTGCTCAATAGTTTAGTCAGTGTGTCATTAGTGACAACATCTTCACCACGTTTAACAATAATTGGGCATGAGTTCCACGCCTTGACATATTCTTGTATGCAAGCGTAAACAGTCGGATTAAGTTTGTAGGCTTCTTCGATAAAGTTGGCAAAGTTGTAAGTGCTAAAATTAGCCCCTTGCTGTCGAATGAGTACGTTTAAAAACTGGCTCTTTTGCTCTTGTTTCCAAAATTGCCACCATTTTTTAGTCATAGCCGTCTCACTCTTAATTCGGTTTTAGCATTAACAATCGGCTCAATCGCGTATCGTAACGCGTCTGCATAGTGATTGTTTTTATCTTCAATGTCTGTTGTCGCTTCATCGTGCTTGTCTGTTTTGTAGCTATACGCCGCTAGTTCTGCAAAACAACATTCTGCATCGGGATGAATGATAATACTCTTAAATGTCTGCAATGCTACAACGCCATCTTCTACGCTGCCTTTCCACTTTGTACAACCTTTAATCAATGGTATCTCTTTTTTTACTTTTGAGATAGTCTCAGGCCGCGCACAATCAGCCCTTGATGTGTATTTTAGCACATTAGGCACATGGTCAATAAGATACGCGCCTGTGTCGTCTAACTCAAGCCCCACTTTTGATGCCGCGTTTCTAATATATAAACTATCCTGAA